CAGGCTCTACTGCAAGCGGGGTGAGGGCGTAAAACTCATCCGCTTCATTCTTTGCCCTGGAAATTCGGTTCAACTCCTGCGACAAGAACGCAGGAAGGTCTTTCGGATCAACAGGAGGAACTCCTGGTGTGTAAATAGACATTAGAAAGTCCCAGCGCCTGTTATGTCTAAATCAATTGCCCGCAATCTCCAAGGGCGAGAACAAGCGATCTTCATTGCCAAATATCTCCCTTGCGCGAATCCATCGACCTTGAAATCAGTTCCGACGACAAACGTCATTGGAGAGCCCCACACGGTCTGAGAATCTGGGACCATCGACGATCCAAAGGTTACGGTTACTTCTGCCCCTGCTGGCGCGTCTATACGCATCTGCAAGCCTTTGAGCAGTTTAACCATTTGCGCGTCATCAAGCCATAGCCCGGTGCGCTCTAATTCGCCAGGGAGTGGGGTGGAGCCGTCGTCGGTATTGGAAACGTCGAAGTTGAGTATCTTTTCATCTCCGACAAGCAAAAGACGCGACTCGTTGGGGGAATACTCATCCTCGTTCCACGCAGATGCGTCTGACTCCCAGGTATCAGTATCAGGCGCCCATGTCGAATCGTTGAAGTTGTCGATTTGCCCCACTGCACCGAAGCGCATCTGGTCTAGGTCGCGCATGCCCCATGTAGAGGTTTTCCAGTTCCACACGAGTGCTTGCGTGCAATTCTCATCCCCTGGCGTTGGTATGCAAATAAGAACTTCGTCTTTTTGTGGATTGGCTACGACAAAAGCGCGCTTGTAATTGGTCGAGTCGATATTGTCGAAAACGTATTTTCTGACCCATCCGTCTGCAATAGATTTAACGCTCTGCCCGTTGAACAGGACAATATCCCCGGCAGTCAGAACCACATGGCCTTGCGGAGTGCTGGCCCCGCAGCCACGGAAAAGCATCCCAGATTCACAAGGGAGCCTTTGAACCTGGAAAATGAACGGCTGTCCAACAAAACGGACCGAATACATGGACCGTTGTTTGTAGACGATCAGAGATTCACCCCACTGCATGGCGTCAACCAGCAAATCAGGGGTTTCTGCGATATCCACTTCACCGGCATCGAGCTTCGGATCGGTGGAGTCCCACGACGTTGGGAGAGCCCCTGGTACAGCGGCAGTACTCCACTTCATCATGTGTGGATTGCGACCGTCTGCCTTGCCTATGTCCTTGGTAACGTCAAACGCAATCAGATACTGCTTGAACGGCACCATGAACGCACAGCGCCACAGGCTATTCCACCCTGGCAGTGGGCGGAGCTTCAAAGGCCCAGGCTGGAGGTATTGGGGAACATCGACCCCGTTGTTCATCACCAGCAAACCACCTAGAGTGCCACCAGACCACCGGTCATCCCGCCCGCCCGTGTAGTTGACCGCAGCAGCCCCAAGAAGAACAAGCCCGCCGACCGTGGTGGCGTTGGTAACAGGGTCTGCTGTTGGGGCGTAGGTAAACGTAGACGCCCCAGTGACGGTGATCGCCACCGAGTTGACGTTGTACTGCGTCGGGATGGCGTCGAACACGTAGACATTGTTTCCAGTGCTCAAGCCATGTGGAGCAGTAGTCGTGACCGTTGCCACCGTCGCACTTGTGCGAACGATGGAGGTCATCGCAATCTGCACTTGCCGCGTCGCTTCTGCACTGCCCGTGCCGTTGTCCTGGAAGACCTTGGTGCTCCCTGCCGTCACCCAGTAGCGATCCGTCACCAACTGATAAGGCGTGATGTAGTGCGGATCGTGAGTCGTTACATCAAATATCCGCTTCATCCCGTTGAAGCGCTGGGCGTACCCATCACGAAAACGCATATTCCGGCAAGCACTCCACATGCCGACCTGCAACTCTTCCGGCGTCAGATCCAGGTTTACACCTTTGCCGCAATCTGGGATTTTTACAAGCATGAGTTTGTACCCAGGGATTAGGAGGTGGCGCCTTTGATTACCTTGAAGTCAATCACAACAGCGTCCGACAATGAGCCCGCAGAGATGTTCTTCACAAACACAGCCACGGCCCCGGCGTTGCATGGACCAACTCGGTACATGTAATTGACGGCGCCCGACCCTCCGATAATCACGTTGTCCCCTACGGCAATCGTAGAGTTGTTGAGTGTGAAATTAACCTCAGTATTAGCGGCCAATGCTGCGTTGTGCGTTGTGATTTGCCCGGCAGGCTTATTCAGCGTTACCGCCGTGCTTTTGCTGGTCAACTGCGTCACTGTACCGCCAGAACCAGTGCCGTATCCAAGCCCGCCCCCGCCAGTAACCCGCACATTCTTGGATGCGTCCACCTGAAACGCTTCATCACCATTGATGGAAAACACCATTGGCAGAGTCGTGCCAGAGCCGTTTTTCCCCGAGTCGATACCTGCCCGAGCGGACAATGGGTTGTTGAACAGCGATGTTACCGAGGTGTTGTCAGGATCAATACCTCCGAATGCCTCATATGACGCACCAAGGCCACCAGCTACAGATGGGAGCACGCCCAATGCAGCCTGCGCGGCAGAACCGGAGTTTGTGAAAAGGAACCGACTCGCTCTCGTGAAGTTGTCAAAATCGCCGTACATCCGGCGACCAGTGCCAGAGAATGTAAAGTTGCCAGTGATGGTTTTGCTGGTGGTGAACGTGTCTGTCCACGTAGCAGTGGTGCCATCGGTGTTCAGGATCTTCCCAGCATTGCCGGTCTGGGCGGGCAGGGTCGATGCGAAGGCTGTAGCCGCTACGAACGCCGTACTAGCGGCCTTGGTGCTGCTGTCGCCTACGGTCGCAGTAGGGACTGTCACCGATGTGGCTCCTGCAAAACTGTGCGTCCCCGTGTAGGTGTCGCCAGCTTTCAAGGCGCGGGCGTTGAGTTGCGCCTGTACTGCGGAGGTCACCCCGACCATGTAGTTCAGTTCTGTATGGCTGGCCGTCATCGCCGCAGTGCCGAAGTTCGGGAACTGGGTTTTCAGCACGGACTTGATCAACCGTAGATGGTTGTCACCTTCTGACTTTTGATCGCCAGAGGCTGGCAGCGAGGTGTCAAAACTTGCGATGTAGTTTGCTGCTTCGACTGTCATCCCAGACTCCTTGTTTTCATGCGCAGCGGAGAACCGCTCATAGACGCTGCTTTTTCCTGCGAGTGCAATGCACCGACAGAGCTTGCATAGTTCGCAGCCTCGCGAACGCCCAAAGCGTCATCGCGGGACCAGCGGCCAACCTCCACCAACATAGAGGCAATGTAGATATTCGGTGCGTTCGCCATCAGCCAGTTTTCGTCAGTGTCACTGACTGGCGTTGTGAGTTTGGCGTAGTATGTCAGGTCGATTGGGAACCCACGGTCGTCGGACAGGACCATTGTTGTGCCGTCCCAGGTGTAGGCCCAGCGCTCGCGTGGCATCTGATCCAAGGGGCGATAGTTCAGCGGGGTGTCTGGGCTGTCTTCTGGTGTGACCTTGATAGCCTCCAAGAACCCGGCAGGGCGCGTACCGTCCGGCAAGGTGGCAAACTGGCGCATTGCGGCCACGCGGACTTTGGGCGCGTTGGCTTCGCCGTTGTAGATCCGCTGCTCAGCAAGACCGAGGAACGTCGTCATCATGGACGTCAAGTCAGTCCGATGGCTGTAAGTAGCCACAGCGGCTTTGATTTCGCCCCAGTTCATTTGACAAACGCCTCATACGCAAGAAACGCAGGGTTCTCGCGGAAAAATGTCTTCATGGCGCGCTCGCGTTCGGCATCGTCTTGGATTAGATTGATCTTCTGATGCACCCAAGGAGGCAGAACACCGACTTCTTTGCCTTCGCCCCATTTCTTGCCCTCATTGCGGGCGCGCATCTCTGCGACACGCTCAAGGTAAGGACCGGCATCGTAGGTCTTCTGAACCACGACCTGATCACCTTCAAAATGGATCTGCGTTCTGACCCCGGTTAGTGGGTCAAAGCCTTCATCAATCCTGAAATTTCCAAAGCTCATAAGGCCCTCCGAAAAGAAGGCCCCGAAGGGCCTCCCGGATTGATTAACCGCCGGTCAAGTCAGCGATCTTGAAGCAAGCCTTTTCGGCTTCCAGACGCAGGGTTGCGTCAACCAGGCATTGCTCACGGATGCTGTCGCCGGTCTTTGCCAGAGGCGCAGACTGGTAAGGCCGCAGGTAAGCAATCTTGATTTCCGACGTATCCAAGCCGAATACGTTGGTGCTACCGGCCATCATGTAGTGAGGGACGTGGGTCATCGCGCCGAAGTCGGACACGTACACGTCAGCCCCGCCGATGATTGCGCCTTGGTTCTCGCCCTTCACTTCGTAGCGGTTCTGGGCGATACCAGTGAAGCCGGATGCCACCACCTTGTGAGCAGGCGACATGTAGACGGCCTTTGGCACCTTGCCAGCGCTGATGTACGTTGCTTGTGCAGCAGCGTCGTACAGCGTCTTGGTGAAGGCGCGGCCAGTACCAGCGGTGGGAGCCACGGTAGCGAAACCGGAGGTATGGGCCACAGTCGAACCACCTGCGCCGTGGTTGGCGTTGGTGAAGATCAGTGGACCCAAGCCAGCGGCCTTGGCTGCAGCAGCACCAGAGCCCAGCACGGCGACGTTGTTGGAGACAACCATCTTCTCCATGTCGCGCATCAGCTCTTTGTACATCTTGGCCTTGTTGTAGGCCAGAGCCGACTTCATACCTGCCTTGTCCACCACCTCGGCACGACCGGAGACCTGCACCGTGTCGGTGAAGATCTGGCAGTAGTTGCCTACGCGAGCTGGAGGCGTCTTTGCAGATGTGGTTGCGTCATCACCGTCGATGGCCGCGTTGTCCGCATTGGGAGCACGGAGCGAGTCGCGGTTCCATTCGTGCGCGGTCTGCATGGCTTTCGCCTTGCCTGCGCTCGAGATGATGGGCGTGGTTTCTGGGTCTTGGCGGGCGATGAAATCTGCCAAGTCTTCGCGCACGTTGGTCGATGCCGTGTAGCGCGTATACGTATTGGTTGGGACTGCCATTTGGCGTACTCCTTACAAATTGTGTTGTGCAATGAACGAAGCCAGATCGTCTTTCGACCCCCGGCCACTACGTAACCGCTCGACACGCTTCTTGTCCTGCGTCTCGTTGCGGGGCACTGACTGCGCTTGAGGCAGGCGAGGTGCAGCCGTCGCCTTCTTCTTAACCTCTGCAGTCTTCTTTTGCAGTTCCCGGTATGCCACGGCGTCTTTCATCACCATCACCACAGCAGGATCAGCCAGATTCGCAAAGCGGTCTGTCGGGATGCCGTAGTCTCTGGAGACTGACTCGAAGATGTGCTGCAGCTTGGGCTTGTCGATGCCCTTCTCGTTCAACACACCCCAGCACTTCGCAAAGTTCTGGTGCAGCGCGGCTTGTTGTGCCTGCTGCGCCTGTACTTGCGTCTGCTGCCATTGGTTCTGCAGGCCAGCAATCATGCTTTGGACCTGCTGCTGTCGCGCCTGCTCTGCAACGTAGGTCGCAGGGTCTTGGATTGACAACTGATACATTTCCTCGGGACTGCGTAAACCAGCGAGACGAGCCACAAGCGCTTCGGCCATTTGCGCTTTTTGCACGAAGTGGTTTTGGGCCTCGGTAACCTTGGCCCGTACAACCTCTACGGCTTGCTCTTCTCGGTGCGCAAGCGCCTGGGCCTTGCGGGTGTAATCCGCATGACGCTGGTAGCCTGCTACGAGTTCTTTTTCGTCAACCTCTTGTTCGAGGTCCGCACCGTCTTCGCCCTTGACAGTGACTTTGAATTTGCGCTGGCTTGTCTGATCGGGCTCATCTTCGGACTCTTCGTCCTTGTCATCAGGGCCTACGTCTTCGGTTTCCGATTCATCCTTGTCCTCAGTAGAGGGGGATTCATCGGTTGGCGCGGCTTTGCCCTGTGTTTCATCGGCCCCGTCTGCATCGGGGTTGTCGATCAGGAATTGCGCCACATCATCGGCAGAGACCGGGGCCAAATCGGCTTGTCCGTCCATTGGATGCTCCTAAAGTCTAAATCACCACCCTGTCACCAGTGGTGATTACGGGCACGTTTCGCAACGGAGGCCCAGAAAGGTAGGTGACTACCGGAAAGCTTTGCGCACGACTCGTTTTGCCGTGCTTTCGTCCCTGTGCTTATCAAGGTTGAATTGCGCCATTTTACCGCCTTGAACCATTCTGCGCATTATGTCTTCAAAATCGTCAGTAACAGCAGCAAATTGACGCGCAATCTTCAAACCCTCTGCATCGCGGAGGTCAGTTCTCTTGAATGCGAGGTGCGCCAACGTGTGCAATTGCTCCATCGCCGCTTGGAAAGCCGGATTATTCAGCACCTGTCTGGCGTTATCGCCTTGGACTGCTAATTCTTGGTCGGTCATGGTGCAACCTCCCGGCCAATCTCTGCCGTGGCGGTCATCGTGGCAATATCGGGCATATTCATATTGTTTCCGAGGTCGGCTACCTTGATTTTGGTTGCTGCATCAAGCTGGGCTTTCCATTGCTGGAACTGCAAATCTCTGGCGTTCGATTCGTTTTTGAATTGCTCGCGGATTGCATTCAACTCAAATTCTTGGGACAGCTTCATGTAGTGCTTCTGTGCCTCAAGCTCTTGTCGCGCCCTGTCTGTCGCCTGTTGCGCCTGCTGACGCACCATTGCAAGTTCCGCCTGCAGCCTGCGGTCCAGCTCATCGGCTTGCGACTTGTACTGCATCTCCATCTGCTTGGCTTGCATGGCCTGCTGCATCTTGGCCTGCTCTGCCTGTAGCTGAGGATTAGGCTGTTCAGGAGGCATTTCCTTGCCTTCTGGGTTCCCAATGAAATCACCGATGTTCTTTTGCCCCCCCAGCTCCACGATCTTTGCATAGGTGTTGTAGACCTTCTGCGCGTCAATCATGGTCTTTCCGAACGGAGACTGGTACAACCCGGCCTGCAACTGGGCAAGCTGCATGAAGAACGCCACCTGCTGTTGTTTGTCGCCAGTGCCAAGCCCGACATTGATGGTCATGTCGTACTGATCGCGCCACGTGTTCGGGTCGTACTTGACAAACTTCCCACGCAGGCGGAACGACAGGGGCTCCATCTCGCCAGCAGTCAACAGTTTGAGAATG